AGCTTGTCTACTGTAACCAGCTAAAAGTTCATCCTGGGTGACTTGAACATCTTTACCATCAACTTTGACAGTGTATGTATCAAGTTCCTCGTTTCCTTCTACTTGGTCTTGGTCTACTAAGTCTTCAGCAGATAATCCATCAGGATTACTTGCTTCAACTTCAACTGATTCGGACTCCGTGTCCTGTGTAGAAACTTCTTCCGTTGTTTCTATTTCTTCTTGGTCTTCTGTGCTTTGCTCACTTGGAGTGCTCATCATACCTTGAAGTGCTTCCTGAGCCGATCTCACATCTGTAACAGGTGTGCCACCGAACTTAGAATCTTGTGTAGGGATATCATCTTTTGCCATGATTATTTACCTCCCCTTAAGTCGTTTTCAACTATCTTGCCATTCTCCATTGTGTTCACAAGTACATTTTGTGCTGTGAGTACACCACGAAGTGAGAAATATAAAGATTCTCTTTTACTAGATTCTTCCATTTCTGTTCTAATCCATTGTTGAAAAATATCATTTTGGATTACTTCATAAGATTTTATTAATAAAGGATCTTTAAGTAACCTTTCGGCATCTTGCCCCTCTTTAATTTGATTGTCTTTATCTGCCATTGTCTTCTCCTATTTGGTTGATTCTATCCACAAAGTCTGTGGTTATAGTTTTTCTCCCATTAAGATAACCTTGAATATCATTCCTAGGAATAGATGTTTTCAAGCATACCTCGTTTATTGAAAGTCGATGTTTTAACATTAGTTGTTGTAATTCTGTTTTTGTTAATTCTGATTTTATATCAAATTTAGACAATTTATCCCTTCTTCTTCTTTTTGTTTTTAGGAAAACCAGCTTTCATATTTGCATATGCTTTTTTAGTTATAGTAGATTTCTTTTTACTTCTACTTGTTCCTGCCTTCTTCCTTTTATTTATGTTTGCGTATAAGCTCATTTGCCTACCTTCTTCATTGCTAATCTATGCGATTGTGTAAAGGTTTTACCCTTGTTCATAAGTCTTCTCATTTCTGCCATGTGTTTAGCAGTATGATGAACTTTATGTTTTGTAAGAGTTTCCTTTTGTCTTTTAGTTAACATGTTTTAATAACCTGGATATTTTTTAACTGGCTTCTTTTTCTTTTTCATAATAACCTCAATAGTTCTGTAAACTTGTCTGTCATTAAAATAAATATAAATAAAGCTCCCCAGATCGCATACTTAAATCTAAAGACTTCTATCTTTACATCTTTCATATCCGTTTCTATATGAGCTAAGTGATTGTTTTTTATATCACTTATATCTTTTTTAATTAATTCTATTTCAAGATTTAACTCGTTATTGCCTTTCATGCTAGTGGCAACTTTTTTCTTTTAGGGTAAGTATCTACAGCTATTGCTACAGATTGTTTTTGTGGCTTACCTTCTTTCCTTAACATCTTAATCTTCTTAGAAACTAATTTGTTTCTTTCAATTCTTCCATGACCTGAGTATTTAGGATATGCCATTAGCTTGGCCCTATTCCTATTGGTCTATTTTGCACAGCTTCTAATGCAAGTTCTTGTTCGTTTAACTCAAGTTGAGATTTTTTAATCATTAACTCTTGTTGTTTAAGAGCAAGGTTAATTGCAGCTTCTTCTTGTTTAAGTTTTAACTCTTGTGATTTAAGTTGAGTTTCAATTTCTAATTCTTGAGCTTGTAGTTGTAGTTTTTGAAGTTCTACTTGTGCTTTTCTTTGCTCAACCTTTTCTTCTAGCGTAGGTTCAGGTGGTGGTTTAGGCGGCATCATTTGAGGGTTAGATATAAATTGATCTGCATTTTTATATCCTGACTGCGTTATAAATTCGCTTACTGCATTGTATATGTTTTGAGGTGTAACCAATGATCCCATTCCACCATTTTGGATTAAGCCTTGTATTATCTGCATAATAGAACCCATTGTTTGAGTCTTAGCTGTTTGGCTACCTGATCCAACCCCAACATTAACTGTGCAATTTAACTTCTCTTTCCACTTAGAAACATCTATTGGAACAAACCTTCCGTTAAGATAAGCTATTTTTTTTCTATCTTCATATCTTTGTACTAAAGCATATATGTTTCTAAACAAATCTTTAATGCCTGTTTCAGCAAACATACGAGCAATAAGCTCAATTCTTTGCATAGAAGATTCGGTTGCTGCTGATATTGCTCCTGAAGTAACATGAGATGTTAATACATCTGGGTTTAATCCTTGTGTCATTTTAGATACACCTGATCTTTCTTCTCTAATACCATCTAGGTATTGAACCATTTGGAACGCATAAGGTTGTATTTGTGGTGTAGGTAAAGCTGTAACAGCTCCTGGCGCTCTCATTCTAACAATTCCACCTGGTTTAGAGGACAATAAGTCATCTAATTCTACTTGACCGGCAAGAACAGCGTATCTCGCATTGTTAGTTAAATACATATTATCAAGAAGATTTCTCATAATAGTAGATTTAATAAGCTGTATATCTTCTACTGTGTCAGCAATACTCATGCCATGAAACTTATGGGGTATCGGTAGTGGGCAGATAGTTGAAAAAGGAATAGAGTCTATTTCTTCGTTATCTAAAATAACATCTCCACTTTTTGTAATCTTTCTTAGTTCTGCTATACCATCACCATCATAATCAATGTGTATATAACATTCTTCTAACCAAACTTTTCTTGAAGGGCCTTTACCCTCATCTGCTGGAACAGAATCTTCATCATAGCTAAATCTAGCTTGTCTTTCTTCGTTCCACTCTGCGTTATTATGGGTATAGGTAGGTAAATCATCTACAATACTTTTAGAATATCCTTCTAAAATTAAATCACTAACAGATTTTTTAACCCTATGACATACAAAACTAGCATCTTCAATAGAAGTAGCCCTTCTTGATACTAAAAATTCTTCTGGTGGAACGGATAAAACTCTAACTTGACCATCTTTTTTAGTTTTTTTTACTTTAACATCGTGTTCTACAACCTTTGGGCTAACTAAATTGCCATAATCATCAACCTGCTGTTTCATAACAATTACTTCTGTATGCTCTATTACTTCCAGATCATCATTAGCAAGGATAGATTGGTACTCCATCTCAGTTAAGTTCTCGTAATTCTCGGTTGAAATTTCTTCTTTTTCTTCCCAGAAATGTTTAACGATTCCAGTCTTGCTTATAAGGGCATCTTTAAATACATCGTATAAGATTTTAAATCCATTGTTTTGTTTGTTAAAGACATAATTAACATAGTCAGTAGCTTGTTGCGCCATCTCTACATCTTCAGGGCCTTGTGGCTCAAATTCAGCTACATTGTTATGCGTTGTAAAGATACGCATAAGGCTAGGCATAATGTATTCAATGGTATCTCGTACATCGGTTGTAACGATTTCTGATCTACCTTCTATCTCATTACCAAAAGGTTCTCCAAGATAATACTTCATAGACTGCTCTCTTTGAGCAGATAGTTCTGTATTGAAGTTTCCTGAAGCAGACTCTATTTCGCCACTCAGTTGTGAAGCTAATTCATCTTTAGTCATCTTTTTAGCCATTATTTATCCTTATTAAATTTATCTTTAAGTCTTTGCGCTGCTGTTTTTCTAGCTTTATCGTTAGCAACATTAGCCCTTCTTATTGCCATCTTATCTTTAAAAAATGATTGTTCGCCTAAGTCTTTGTTTTTCCTAGGAATAAGGCTTGGTTTTTTTTCTTTTACAGTTCTAACCCCAGTTCCAAGAGGATTTGTTTTACCTCTTTTTTTAATTTCACCTAAAGCGGCCTTAGTTCCTAATTTTCTAAGTGCCGCTATAGTCATTAAACCTAATAATGGTATTGCCATTATTTCCTAGATTTTCTTTGATTGGCAGATTTTCTTTGACCTGCTGCCATTCTTTTTTGGTAAGCTCCCATTGCGCCTGTAGCTTTCTTTTCAGTAGTAGAAGATACTTGTTTGTTAAAACGCATAGATCTTTTGACTGCTGGTTTAGCTTTAGCTTTAGGTGCTGCTTTTTTAGTTGCAAAGTAAGTTCCTACTGCTGCTGCTCCACCTGCTATTGCATTTCTAAATTTTTTGCTTCCAATTAATCTTGCGATTACTGCTGGTACTGACATAATGTTTTCTCCTGTTATACGACTGCGACATCAGGGCCTAATCTACCCTTGCTATCCCATCGTGAGTTTTTAGTTGTTGAATGTCTAAGACTCAATGCTGCATATCTTGTAGCCGACATTAAGTCATCTTTAAGTTTAACCAGTTTTCCATCTTTACGATGATACATACGATACTCCTCAAACCAGTCATAAAGGGTATTAAATACTTTAAATCTACCTGACTCCATTCGGTCTAACATCTCCATAAGTCCTGTTTCTACACTGTTTCCACCCTTTTTCTGCCCGATCGCTGGGGGATTTTCAAAGTGAAACGGCAACATATTGACATAGTTATCACGATATTGCTCGGCTAGGGTAATACCAGATCCTTTATCATGTTGGTAGCCATCGTGTGGCCATACTATAGGAATCCAATCAGAACCTTCTCTTTCATTTATAAACGAAGCATGATAACTCGGTATCTGTTTAGCCATTCGATAACAATCGTAAACATAAACAATATCTTCATCTCTATCCCAGGCTAACCATACAACGGCCGTAGGGTGATCGTAGCCAAAATCTATTGCTGCAATCTTTGCATAATGATTAGGTATCTTAAAAGGCTCAATAGCTAAAGTGTCTTCCATGAGTGGAAACACTAACCCTGATCCTATCATTGGTATGCCTTTAGACCTCATCTCCCTTTCGTGTGGGGGTAAGGCTTGTAAAATCTGTTCTTTCATTTGCTCGGTTAGGTGTTCTGCATCTTCCCAACCTGCTGTTAATAGGGATTGCCCTGGTCTTAGATCGGAAGTAAAACTCTGTACTACCTCAGTCATACCTGATTCCGGAGTAAAAGTCATGTAAACTTGTCCTAATCTGTCAAGAGTACGAGTAATACACTGTGAATATATGTTTTGAGGGGGTTCTTCATCTAGCCATACCAGATCTAAACTCTCCCCCATAAATTTTTCTGCCCCTTGTTCGTAAGCCTTAAAGGCAACTCTAGACCACCCACCTGTGCTGTGTTTTACAAGTACCGAGGAATGTGCGTTAGGCACACCTGGTTTCCTTGTGGTTTCGCCAATGAGATGTTTGGGGATAGATCCTTTCCCTTTATCTCTGGGGTTGTCTGGTTGCCCGAATAATTCTTTTTGACAGATATCTCGTGTGGTTTCATTACTTGCACCACAGACCCATGCCCTAATAGGCTTGTCAAATCTTTTGCCTTTCCACCAATCTGGGTACAATCCAGTTAAATGAGCTGACATTTCCATCGCACCTACATAGGACTTACCCACTCGGTTGGCTGCCATCAGTAGTCTTTGGTTAGAATCTAATCCAGATTCATGAAACCTTTTCTGAAAAGCATAAGGTTGGTAGTAATTTAATCTATTCTCCTCTTGTCGCTTATTAAGCTCACCTAGGATCGTTTGTATTCTTTCTGTAGACATAGTACTCCACCTCTAAGGGTATAATTTTTTTTTAATCAATGCAACATATTGTGTTTAAACAATCCACCCAGCACAACATCTAGTATATAAGCGTTTGCTTATAGGTCTATATTTCCCTCCATAGCGTATATCAATATATATATATATAAGTGTCCACATAAAGGGGGTTAAGGGTTGCCGTAATTCTTTTATTTTTCATGATGTTTAAACAATTTATATAATTTATTTTTTATTAATAGAATTTATAAGGACAATATAAGAAGATAAAAAGATATTATTAAAAATATTATGAAGGGCGCATTAGATAACAGATGCTATTATTTTTCATAGCTAGATTAAGAATCTTAAACTCTATATATATTTATAATTAAAATAATCATTAATATATTATTAGTCTTTCTGTCTACATGAGATGGTATAAAAGATTCTTTGGCGATTCTCTTATTATTGAGCCTTTGATTCTTTATTATAGATATATAATAAAATCAAACCTTAATAAGCCCTTAAATTGTCTATATAGACTCTATACAATAACCTAGCATTTAAGCCCTTTCCGGCAATCTAAAGTCTTCCGGATGAATTAATTTGGCATTATTACAATAAATAGCTTTACGATCGGGCTACCAGATCGTTAAGATAGTTTAAACAAATAACAAAGGTACAAATAATGAAGAAAACAAAACACAAAATTTATCCAAAAATACAAGAAGATTGCGATGCGGCAGATTCGCAT